CAAAAATCGACTAATCTTTCCATTCGGTTCTTTTATCAGCAACTCGCCAAGCTCGACATACTTTGCGTCATTTTCGTAGCTTGCGCCATATGATCCCTCACGAATCCAATCCTCATATCGACGTGCATCGTCATCCGAATCCAATGTGCGTCCAGCGGGAATTGCGTTGTTAATTGCCTTGACAAGATTTTTAATGTGCCATCCAGCCATTGCTGCGGTAAATGGGTCTTCCAAGATCGGAAGCAATTCTGCAATTTGATATCGACGTTTCCTCGCCCAAATCGGAGTTGCATCTGTTTCCTGCGGAGTCTCGATAGAAAAAAACGTGTAATCTTGACGAAGAAACTCTGGTTTCCAATCGCGCAAATCGTCCCAACAAACTCCGCAAAATCCAAAGGTTGTATTCTCATGGACAACCTGAGCTACAAGATCGTCATGCCCCTTCCATCCACGGATGCACTTTGTGATCTCTTCACGAAAAATTTTAGTTTTGTTTTCCGCATCTACTCCTTCAACTGGATACTTGGAGTAGGTGAGACTTGCAGCCTGCTCGATGACTTGCCTAAAAGGAGGTTGAATGCGACTAACCATCGTGGAAAGAAAACCAGTAGGACGATTAGAACGCCAATTTTGGCCCATGCTTTCCAGTTTTTTTGCACTGTATGGAGGCTCATTGTTGAGCTTTTTTTGAATTAGTTGATTCTTGCGGTTCCTCTCGACATTCTGCTGTTTAAGCCTGCGATACGCAGAGAACGCTTGTGACGCATCTTTGAACGTGCGCTTGACCTGTAGCGTGTCTTTATTAACTGTATCACTATCATTGCCAGTAGTAGGATCAACAATATCAAGATCAAGAATCCGCGGCTTATCATCCGCATTAACGATGCGAGGTGCTTTCGTTGCATATGTATCTGTGACAATCGCGGGAAGTGGTTTAAGAACGTCTGCCATAATTTATTTGATATTCATCCAACAATTTTGTGGGATTGAAGTTGCTTGTGAAAGTTTTGACTTGTCAAAGAAAATCGCACTCTTGTTGTCATGTCTCATAAGTTCACATCCACCTAATTTGCTTGACGATTTAGTATCCCTGCCATTGCGAATTGATGCCGAGATACGTTCAGTTGCTGAAACGCATGAACTACATCCAACCTTCCACGATTTATTATGCTTGCATTCTTTACAAGTTTTTGCTCGCTGTTCTGCCAGATCGTCTGAAACAAGTGCGTTAGGAGTTTTAGAATTAAGAAGATTTTTTGCCCAAATCGTAATGTCATTAAGCAATGTTTGCTGCTTTGTTTCTGGATGAACAGATGTGACAACAACCATGTCAACACCATGGCAAAAGTTGGGCCAGTTGGAACAAATGTAGCTGTTGATGTCGCCTTCAACATCGCCAATCGGCAAATGATTTTCTGCACGATAATCCGTAACTGCTTTTAGCAGTCCTTCATACGAGTGTGACGTGAGTTTTGCGTCAGAATCGTAATAATGCCATCCCCCCGGAGGGATCATTCCAATTATTACTTTTGCCATGAATTCGATCCTAATATGTTAAAAAATTAAATTTTGCAATATATTTATTCACTAAAATCAATAAATTCAAATTTATCGACAATGCTTTTCATCCCGCGATCCATCAATCTTGGTGTTTCTTTTTTGCCTTCCACCATTGTTGCGGTTGATCCTGCACGTTGCCGCATAAGAAATACAAGCAATGAAAGCGAATCAAGTTCATCTGGTGAACCTTGGCGTGTGCGTTTAACAAAATCTTTTTTACTTTCCACGCGAACCATGCCTTTTCCCTTTTGCATATAACGCCTTCCGATTGCTTGCCTGACCAAGCTATCGTTGCGAAACCCCGGCGATATCTTCAAATACTCAAACTCCAAATATTTCGACAACCCAAACAAAAGTTCTGTAACAACGCCATTGTAAAGCTCGCTCGCTTTCTGTGAATCGTCGCCAAGGATATGAGTGTCAGTTGCCGCCCACGAATAATTCACGCCCATGACTTCACTTCCGAAAATAGTTTTTAATGAATCGTGAATGCCTGCGCCGTTACCAGTTCTGTCAACGCACAACCAGTTCGGAGAAATTTTCATGTTCTTGCAAAACTTGATGATGTTTGCCGTTTGCTCCAGCGTTGCCGCCTTTGGAAATGTCATCTGAGAATCCAACTGCAACACAGTCCTTGGAGTTTTGAATTCGATAAATTGACCGCTCATTGGTGTCCATCCGTCAGATAGTCCAAAACGCCCGAAAGAACACACTACGCTATCGTTACCCTCCAATGCCAAGTCAAACGCTGCCAGAGGCACTACAGGCCCAATAAACCGCACGTTACCCATGGCGTTGTCCATCATGCTTGGCGTGATAATCGCCATCGATACACCTTCCTGCGGGAACCATCCGCGAGCCATGGTGAAATACTCTGCCGTTCTCCCCTTGGCTTCGTATGCCGTGTAACCTTCGTTTGTCTGAAGACCAGCAAAAATAATCTTGCGCTCAATCACGTTTTCGCATCTCGCAGCATCAAGGCGCAAAACGTGCCAAGCATCGCGGGAATCCCATTCAAAATCATCCTCGCAATCAACCGATCCCCATCCACGTTCTGGTTCACATCGTTTGCCAAATTCGCTTGTTCGATCCTTCGGGTTACTCGCAGCAAAAATTTTAATGCGTCCTTTTGCGCCTTCCGTATCGGCGGCAGACAAGATGTTTTGCAAGCCCTCCCAAACTCCAGCGGGAACCTCTTCGGCCTCGTCCAGAACAACGTGTGTTCTGCTCATGCGCCCCCACTTTGGATGAGCCTTGCCTGATCTTGGAGAAGGATGGAATCCACGCAATGTTCCAGTTCCACTATCGCCTTTTGGAACGGCAACAAGATGAATTCCGTTCTTAGAGTCGTTATTTGCCTGTATACTTTTTACAAGTGTTTCAGCACCTTCAAATTCTGGTTTAACTAAGGCAGTCGTATAAAACTTTTTAATAGCAGCAAATACGTTACGTTGAGCGTGTTCAGCAGTGAGTGAAACAACTTTAATGCAAGTGTAGTGAGGGTCACGCATCCAGTCCAGCAGAAACCATGCCGCAGCACCAAAGGTTTTTCCCATCGCGCCCGCACCTTGAATTAAAACCTTGTCGTAGTCGAACAAGCACCTCCAAGTATCTTTACTCGATTGCGGTCTCCAATCGTAAACCTGTTGCCCCCAAAGAACAGTTGCTGCCGCCTCAAATTGATCGCCATCAAGCAAATGCTGCACAAATTCCAAAACAACTCTTTTGGCAAACGGCAGGTCTAATTTTATATTACCACTTGTGTTTGAAACATTTGTAAGAATATACTTTGCCGCAAGCAACAATCCCTGATCTTCGTCGGAGGCATTGTCAACCTCCGCACGAATTTTTTCCGCTAACTCAATTGCTTGTTTTACCTTTGGATTCAAATCAACTCTGGAAGTTTATATTTGTTGTGGATTTCCCACAGCTTTTCACGAACCAATTCCAATGTTTCGTAACAGCATTTTTTTTCTAAACCATCAGCGGAATCAATGTAGTGCGACAATTCACCGCACTCATGCTTGAGTGCCGATCTTAATTCTTGATCCAAGTCGTTAATTGCCAGCAGCGCATCAACGCCAGCAATCGCATATTTAAAGTCATGCTCTTGCTCTGGCAGGTTAAATTCAAGTGTTGCTTTAGCTTCCATTATTCATTTTCTCCATCTATGTCTTTTCTTAAATTTGAGTGAAACGAATCTTCTCCATCATCGCCACTCAACAAATAATCAATACGTTGAATGTAAGTCTCACAAAGTTTTAAAAATACAATTGCGTTCATAAACTCATCAATCGTTTCTTCAGAGTAATTTTTGCCAATTCTGTCACCATACTCATTCAGTTCGTCGGAATCGTTTTCTACAATGATATTCTCAAGTTCTTCTGCGATATCTTCCAGTTTGTATTGAATGTAATTAAAATGTCCACCACTCATAATTTGTAAAAGTTTTGTTCTAACCAAGTTATAGCTACTCCGCGTTCCCAAACGTCTTTTGCATCGATGCAATTGTCGCTGATTATCCTATGTTCCTGTAAGGCGTTCATCGCTTTAATAGGATCAATTTTTTTGTATTCAAGGTATTGTTCCAAAGAATTCATCGTTTTCCGAAGATAGTATCGAAGATGTTCATTGCATCTACATTTTTTCTAATTGGTTCTGGATACTCGTCTTCTTCATCGTCTTCAAACTCCTGCTTGAATCCAGACTCAAACGCTACATCCCAAGTTTGGTTAAACAATTTACGCAAACCATTTGCAGACATTGTAATGTTTCCACTGCCATCAAACGATGGGTTCTTGTCAACATACTTAGACCACAATTGTTGCTTAGTCATATATTTATTAATTCTATTCCAAAGTCCGTAGCAAGAAGAATTG